CCAACGGGAAACGAAACAACAGTTGTTGCAGAGTCTAACCGAGAGGACGAAACAAGAGTATCAGAAAATGTTGCAGAAGAATCTTCTATTGAAGTTGAAAGAGAAGACGTGCCTGTTAATGATGATGCTCAAAGAGAAGATGCAACAGTTAATACAGAAACTGAGGTCGCTTCTGAGGAAGTAAATGAAACTGACAGAGAAACAGAAGCAGTCGATAGTGAACAAGGAGATGAAAGAACTGAAGTCGCTAGTAGTGGAGGGCGAGATACCGAAAGCAGTAATGCAGAGGTGGAAGAAAGCAGGGATAGTGAAAGTCCTAGAGCAGTTGATACAACGATTTCAGTAGAAAACATTGAACGCAGAGTCAATCAAACTATTCAAAGAGTAGATCAAAGACTTATTGCAACATCACTTATTGTTGCTAAAGCTATGTCAAATGATAAAATTTTAGATACATACAATTCTGTCAATCAAGGCATTTTTCAAGATCAACCTGTGATTGATGGGGGAGAATACTATGAAACCAGAAACTACATTGATGCTAGAAATATATATGCTTTCAATCAAAACATCTATCAAGACAATGTTACGAAACATCACGAAGAAATTGAAGATGCTGTAGAGGAAAGAATTAAAGCAGAAGAACATCTTAAAAGGATAAGAGGATATTAATATGGGAGTAAAAGAATATCTTGGTATTGGCTCACTAATAATAACTTTATTAGGATTTGCTATATTTCAAGGGAAGTTAATAGAAAGAGTTGAAGTGCTTGAATCACAAAAAGCACCAAACATTAAACCAATGGAGAATGATATTGCTGTAATGAAAGCAGAGATAGCTGTACTTGAAGCTAAAGTTGCTGAAATGAAAGCAAGGTCTGACAACCCACTAGCACAATGATACTAGAAGCACTAGTAACAACAGCGATTATATCGCTTTGTTATTTGTATATATTAGATTAATCACAGTTGTTTACAAATAAGTTAATCACAGTTGTAAACAGGAGATTTTTTATGCCAAAAAAAATAGACAAAGAAAAAGAAATGAAATTTGTAGAATTTTATTGTGAGGGAGAAACTCAGGGAAATGCTACACAATCCTGTATAAAAGCAGGGTGGGAGAAAGATAAATCGCCAAGACAAATGGGATCTTATTTAAAGAAAAAATATGCAGTAGAAATAAGAGAAAGAAATGAGGACAGGATATCTTCTACATCAGGCATGGCAATAACAGTTCTTCAAGACTTGCTAAGATCAGAGCAAGACTCAGTAAGATTAAATACTGCCAAACTTATTTTAGAGTTAGGAAACTATCATTCACAAAACATTAATCTCAATGTTGATAAGATGAGTTCTAAGTCAGATGATGAATTAATGAGAGAATTGCAAGAATTACTCAAAACAATGCCAAATCTTAACCCAAAACTTATAAATAAAGAAGAAACGAAAGATGAAGTTGTTAAAACAGATCCTAAAGAGCAAAAAGACACCAATACAAGATTAATAAATTAGGGGGTACTAAAGACCTATGGGCACTAGAATAAAGTCCATAATCGAGCTATTAGAGGGGTGTTTTTTTTAAATTAGAGTACAAAATATCAATTATCACCAATTTTTGACAATGCAGAGTTTTCTATCGAATTAATTTTATTAATTATTTCTTCATACTCTTTTTTATATTTTACAAAGTAATTTTTTTTAACTCCCATTATTGAGGATCTTACATAATCATCATAAATAAAATTTCCCTCAGAACAATGAATACATTTATCTATGGAGTTATTAGTTTTAAGAAATCCTGTACCTCTACACACAACGCATTTTTCTACACAACACTCGATTATTGCAGTATTGAGAAACTTTCTTACTATTCCACACTCTTTTAATACTTCTTTTTTTAAAAAAATATCACAAACTTCCTCGAACAATTCATCAAATAATGTGCTTTCGGAAGTCTTATCATCAACATACTTCATCAATAAAAGACTGTATTCTTTTTTATCTAAGTTGGAATATGACAAAAGCATATTGATATCCTCAGATGTGGTTTTATTATGGTGGGTAGATGATAACTCAAATGATTGAGTAGAGGGAATCAACAATGTTAATAATTCAGCTTTCATGCTCTTTGTAATATTGTAGCAGTTCTTCTTGTAATCCGAAACGATCTTCCCATATTTTATTACCTAAGTGATGAATACCCTCTTTGCCTTGATGATGATGATGACATAGAGGAATAAACTTTTCTTTGTTTTTCAATCCCATTCCTGCTCCTGTTAAATGATGTATGCAAGGTTGAGTATAAACGCCATACTTTCTTTTACAAACTACACACCCGAAATCAATCATTTTTTTGTATTGTTTAACAATTTCTTTTTTAGGTTTCGTCAATGTCTTTGTTTTTTAATCGAAACATGCAAATCAGTATTCAAAAAATCCTTGTAAGTTTTTGCTTTTGACCTGTAAATTGCTTGTACTTCCTCAAAATATGGATTTGAATCTGAGCATGACTTGTTGTTTTTTTTAGACCATAGATTGATTTCTTTGATTCTTTCTTCTTTCCATTTAAAATCTTTATTCATTTAAAACTCCTGATCTGTCTAACTACAGATGTTTGTTCTTGTTGTCTTTCGGTGTAATTGCTACCTCGTAAACTAGGATTATCTTCTTTAATTTTTCTAGCACATCTACTTATAGATTCATATTTTGATAATTCCTCTATGCCCAAAATAGTCATAAAATCCCTATCGCCTTGATATCCCATATTGTTTAATTGAATATACCAAACCATGCCCACAAGTATATCATCTTGATCTCTAGCTATTGGGTTTTCTTCTAGCACTTTATAAACTAAGTCTTTAATTTTTAATATATTCATCATGTTCTCCTGTTTTATTTTTTAAATACAATTTTGAACTGTGGCTTTATTTTACATATATAATTTTTCTCTTGTTCTGTATAAATGTTTCTGAAATAAAAGATATGGCTATTGTCATATTGCTCTAATTGTTTTTTTCTTTGATCGGTTAGTTTCATAATGTTCTCCTGTTTTGTTATGGGTAGGTTAGGAGATACCCACTCCTGTTATTAATTTATCTCATTAAAAGATGTTTTTTAATTTCTGAATCTCCATCTAAAAACCAATCTTCATAATGCCCTACTGTATAAGCAAAAGGTTTATGTCTAATAAATGATGGTTTATTAAGTTGCCCCTCTTGTATAGCTAACTTACATTCAGACAATGCCTTTTCAACAGTATCTCCTTTCCCATAAGCATGTGGCAATCCATTCTTATCAAGACCAACACAATAGAAAAAGTCTTTATCGTTTTGTTTTATTTCTTTTTTCATAATTTTCCTCACTCCAACTTAATTGCTGGTATACCCTATTGTATCAGAATATTTCTTTTTGTGCAACCCCCTTGATTCTATTGACCTGTAGCACTAACTTAATTCCTGATAAAATTTTTTCTCTCTCCTAATGTTTGCAGATTGAGTCCTGAAAAGGTCGCAAAAGAGTTCTGCACTTTTTATCTTATGTCTTAATCCTATATACTTCTCCTTAGACTCTGCCATAAGCTCAATATACTTAACTACTTGGGGTTGAGTATTGGCAACAGCAGTTCTCTCTGTGGCAGTCATCTTGTTTTTCATCAAATCAATGTATGCTAGATCCCTCTCATATTTCATTTCTTGGCTATATTTTTCGTATAAACTCTCCCATTTAGCCAATTCTTGACCAAGTTCCGATATTTTATGTACTGCTTTTTCAAGCATTTCATCTCCAAGTCTAATCATTATTGTTTACCTCTAATTTTTTTACTCATATTGACCTCTCCTCTACATACTGTCTTTCAAATTCTTCTTTTTCTTGGCTTGTAAACTGCCTGTGAGGAAGTCCAAAATAAGTCCTAACTTTGTTGATCTCGATAATATATTTTTGAAATTCTGCCAATATATCATCATAATTTTGCTCTATGTAATCTCTATATTCACTCATAAATTTACTCCTATTTGCTTTTTGATCGGAAAAATGTTAAAAAAGAGTTTTTCTTTATATATAATATATTATATATATATTATATATTTCTTTGTCCTTGTTTTTGTTTTTCCATACCTAATTATTATATATATTATATAAGGGATCATTACAAGATATTTCTTTCAGATAACACGAATATTTCTTTTGACAAAACCAAATATTTCATATAATGTCTTATATTGTGGGGTAGATAGATAAGATCCTACTTGATGGTCAATATCTATCTACTTTTAACAATTAATAAATTAAGGAGATAAATATGAAAAATATTAAGAAAAAAATTAATATTACTAAGAAACAATCAGATAAACTCAAAAAAGCACAGGATAAATGGTTTGATGACCATGTAATTATAAGTGGCTTTGGAGATAGTGCAGATGTATTTGCAGATAAACTTAAAAAAGATTTGCATAAAGACACACTCAAAAAACATAAGTTACAAGTTAGTGATAAGGAGTAATTTATGAAATTTATAATTATTTACAAATTTAGCAAAAATTCTAAAGATTGGTATATGGCACAAAATAATGAGCTACCAACAGAAGAATTAGCATATAAACTAAAAGATACACTACAAGAAATACAACCTGAACATGTCTATCAAGTTGTTCAGTTACTAGATCAAGAAAATTTAGAGGTGGTCAATGAATAATCCTGAAATGATACCACAAGAAATACTCAAAAGTTCTCTAACATATAAAGAGGTTTGGGAAACATTAAGCAAGGTTGATGTCAGTCCTTATGTAAAAACATATGATGATAGATTTGGTAATTACATAGAGTGGCATTATGCTAGGGCAATTATGAGCCATTTTTACCCTCAATATAGGGTTGTTTGGCTACCTAGCGAGAAGTTTAATGATGATACTATAATGTTGCATTGTAACATAGAAATAGACCATCTGAGCCAACACTGTTGGTATCCTGTTTATAGCAAAAAAGGTCAATGGTCAGCTATATCAAATCCTACTGCTGATGATATTCAAGACAATATGCAACGTGCTATGGTCAAATGTATGGCATATTTTGGGTTAGGTATGTCAGTTTTCCACAATGGATCAGGCACACCTGAAGAATTAGAGTTGGAAAATCCAAATGAAACAAGCAAGGAACAATTAGCTAAAGCATTGATATTAATAGATAAATTGGAGATGAAGAATGAAAAACCTAAATCTCAGAAGTAGTCAATTTTCTAATTATATTTTTGGTCAATACACACCAAGAAAAGAAATGTTGGAATTACAGTTGCAAGGTAAAGAGCCACAAATACCAAGACACATGATGAAATATGTTGCTCATGGAAATTTTAATGAGAAAATGGGTATAGCTTTTTATGTAAAACATTTTAAGCAGATACCTAAAGACTATCTCAAAGATCAGCAAAATTACATTATTCAAAATTGGCTTAACTTACCTAAAGGCAAGGAAACTGTAAGCATTTCCACAACACCTGATAGTATTTCACAAGATGAAACTCACTTGATCGAGGTAAAATGCTCAATGAAAGATAAGTATGAGGAGTTCAACAAACTTTGGTTGCCACAAGTATATGGTCAGCAACATATTTTATCTTCTTTGGGTAAAAAAATAGAGAAAACTTACTTAATAAACTATACACCGACAGTTTGCAGAATATGGCAAGTTGACTATAACCAAGATTTTATCAATTACCTAATCAGCAATTTAAGTGAGTTTGCAGAATGTTTGCTTAAAGGTAAAGCAAATGGCTTAGTTGATAAACCTGATAGATATCAAGGCGATATTGATGAAAGCATTAAATTAGTTAAGGAGTATAAATATGAAACAAGTTAATAATGAAAGTATAGCTATTTATGAAACACATGACTATTCTTTGTTCAAAAAACTTAATGGCAATAGAGATATAGACAAAAATCATTTAGGAAAAATTATGAAATCAATGAAAAAAAAATATTTGCCAATTCCTATTATTGTCAATGAAAAGTTTGAAATAATTGATGGACAACACAGAATTGAATCTTGTAAAAAATTAAAATATCCGATTAATTATGTTGTTATAAATGATTGTAGATTAGATGATGTTAAACTTCTAAACTCAAATTCAAAACAATGGTCTTTAAAAGATTACTTAAATGCTTATTGTAAAACAAAAAATAAAACATATATACAAGTTAAAAAATTTATTAATGAATATGGTTTTTCTATTGTAGATTCTCTTACAATGTTAAGTAACACTAAAAGCAATCAAGGTATAGATCAAATTAAATTTAAACAGGGCATATATGAAATAAAGGATATTAATAAAGCTAGAGAAATAGCTGAAAAAATGTTGGAAGTAAAACCATATTTTGACAGGTACAAAACTAGATCTTTTTTCTTAGCTATGTCAGAGTTATTTCATAATAAAAATTATAATCATAAAAAATTTATACAAAAGTTGTCAGCATATCCGACAAAACTCAGATGTTGTAGCAATAAATATGATTATTTAAAAAACATTGAAGATATTTTTAACTTCAATCAAAAGAAAAAAATTAGATTATTTTAAAGGAGAAGCTTAATGTCAGATAAAGAATTTTGTAAAGGTTTGTATTTCAATGAAACCGATCTTACAAAAAACATAGAAACTAATCAGAAACAATTTATATTTTTTAAGGTAAGCATTAGAAAAAAAGAGTTGATTGAGTATCTGGAAAGTCAAAACAATGATGATGATTGGATAAACATAGATGTCAAAAGGAGTAAAATTAATAATTTTTATGGAGAAGTAAACAGATATAAATCTAACAATGATAATTATAACCAAGATCAAGACAACGAAAAGAGAACAGGAGAAACTAAAAATGTATCAAAACATTTAAAAAAATGGCAACAAGAACAAGAAAATAAACAAAAAGAACAAGCAAAAAAACAGCAAGAACAAGAAAATGAGCAACAAGAAAGCAAAGATGAAATACCATTCTAGGAGAGAAAATGAGTTATTACCAAAATAATAAGGAAAAAATAAACGCAAAACTAAGAGAAAAGAGAGCAAATAGCCCTGATCTTTTAGAAAAAGAACGACAAAGATATCATAGCGATCCTGAAAAAGCTAAATTAAGAAGTAGAATTAGAAGTGTTAAAGGCAGATTAAGTTATGAAATGCTCTCAAAAGCTAAGAAATTAGAGGTTGATAGGAAGATTGAAAAAATGTTTAATGTTAAGATTGACCAAAACAAAATATTTCTATAATATGTATTAATGAGCAGATGACGACTGCTCGGTCATGGATAGATAGGTACGCATGAAGTAATTAATCATGGACATTCCTATCTATCCTTAATGAATTAATAGGAGATATATTATGAGTGAACTTGATTATTTAGATGAATGGGTGTTTGTAACCACACCAAAAGGCGAAAAGATAAATGTTAATATTCATTCTGACGGCCAAGAAGATACTATCGGGATACATTTATATGAAATGGAAACCACTAACGAGGGCTATGATCAAACTTGCTCTTGGCCTTATGATTCAATAACCATTAATAAATTGAGAGGGGATATAAATGGTAGATAGAGTAAAAATTACAGGCATAGATGTTTATACTATTTCTAAAATAATAGACTTAGATGATTTTGAACATAGAGATACTATTTTAGATGACAGATACTCCGAAAAAGATATCGGTATGATGAAAGATATAATAGATAATGAAATTTATTATTTGGGAAAAGAATTTTTTAGAAAGTTTGACGCAAATTGCGGTCATTGGGAAATAGAAGAATTAGATTATACATATGGAAATGATTTAAAAAAAATACCAATAAAGGAAACAAATGAGTAAATTAAATAAAATAGAGGGATATTGTTTAGAGGTCTTGAAGAAATCTCAGAAGTTTCTAAGCGATCCAAAAAATAATGACTACATAGATGTAAACACACACCATGAGAGATCAGAAATAGTCAAAGATATCCTTAAAATTATCACAGAAGAATAAAAATAGATTATAAAAATACGAAATCACAGAGGTTTTTTTTAGATCACAGAGGTTTTTTTAGATCACAGATGTTTTTAGAAAAATATTTTAAAATTCAATCAATTAAATTCAATCAATTAAATTCAATCAAATTCAAGCAATAATCTAAGTTTTTACTAGATTTAATTAAATATCTAAATATTTTGTTTACATATTAGTTAAAATCATGTTTTAATAAGATAACTAATATATTGAGGTAAAAAAAGATGATCGACTTATATTTTTTTGTTTTTCTCTTTTGTATAGCAAGTTTAATGTATACATATATTGTATATACGTGTCATGTAACTAATGGAGAAAAAGCATTTATTGAAGGGTTATTGGTAATTTTAATTCTACCAATATTATTAATTATATTTTTGAGGTAAAAAAAATGAAGATACAAAACTATTATAAACATGATGAAATAAAAAAGCATTTTTATGACTTTATAGAGGAACATGATAAAGAATGGATAAAAGACAATATTGATGATTTGCATTATCATGCTTTTAATACTGATTATTACATTATAGGCACATATCAAGCCAAAGAATGGTTATCAGATGAAGTATTTAATGTAATCAATATTATTGCAGATTATGAAAATATGCACTTTGGTTTAGTAAATACAGATTTTTCTGACCCTGAAAAAGTAGTTAATATGTACACCTACATAGTAGGCGAATATATTGTAAATGATTATATTAATTTATTAGAGGAGAAAAGAGCATGAGCAGATTAATACAACCTAATAGCCCATTAGATATTGAGCTAACAATTCAATATCTAATAGGAGAGATCAGAAAAAACAAGCCAAGAACACCAATATTTGATCTTGTTAAATACGATAGAGATATAAAAATATTGAGACATTTAAGAAAGCAGAGGATAAAACAATGAAAAAAGATAATGTATATAAAATAATAATGAGGTTATCAGATAAACAAATACATACAGCATATTATTCAGCTATCAGTGAATTCTTTGCTATGCACAAGGCAATGAATAAGCACGATATTCCACTTAATAACATAATAAGTGTTTCATTAAGTGAGAATAATAAATAACCATATATAACAGAGGATAAAACAATGAAGATTATAAAAGACATAACAAAAGTTTTTGATGTATGCGATAAACATACAGACGAAAATTTAAAAGATGAATATATGTATATGTATTCAAGCGAACCTTTAAACAGTCATTACTTTAAAAACATAATGACTAGACAACAAATAAGAGTGAGGGTAACAATAAAATGATAGTCAGAATATGCGAATAATAACTTAATTTAATAAATAGAGGATAAAACAATGAATATTAAAATATTAGAAAATAAGCCTACATGGGAGTTAAAAGCAATGATAAAAGCCTTAGAACTTCCCATATCTAGTTTTTTAAATAGTGATGATGATAACTTACGATTGAAAAACGCCAAAAAAGTATTAAAAGATCGTAAAAATAAAATTAAATAACCATATATAACAGAGGATAAAACAATGAACACAATAGAATTCATAAAACTAGCTAATAAAAAAAGACTAGAAAATAAAAACCAATGGATATTTTTAAATGAATATGTGAATGAAATCCCAATTTCATACAAAGCATTTGATACATGGATTCAAGTCATAAAATACAATGGCATAAAAGATGGATCAGATATGAACCAAAATGTTAGTGAATTTAAAAAATATCTATTAAATATAATAGAATCTAATAAATAAGCATATAAGAGAAGTAATAAGACAATGAAAAACTTTTTAATAAATTGTGTAATAAATGATGTAGAAACACAAACAACATGCGATTTTAATACTTTATATGAAGATGATAGTTTTAAGGAATTGGCTAAAAAACTATGTAAAAATATCAATGAAAATAATTATTCTGATATATCTACAAAACTATCAGAATATGCAAATAATAACTTAATTTAATAACCATATATAACTATAAAAGACTTATTTTTCATTGAATAGGCCTTTTTTTTATATATTTGTTTGACAATCAAGATATTTTGTCTTAATATACTCATATGTTAGATAAAATTAAAAATCTTACAGATAGTAAAGAAAAATCTGTTTATTATGCAGTAATACAAGTATCATTATCAAAAAATAAAGATAATGAAGTACTAAACATTGATAATATTTTTTGTGATAAACATCACATTTTTATTAATGAAAGTTTAGCTGATAAATTCTGCGATCATGCGAATAAATCAGAAAAATTATCATATCAATGGTTAGTACAAGAAATTGTATTAGATCAATAATAATAAGTAAAAAAAAGCCCTCATATAGAAATATATGGGGGTTTTTTCTTGTCTAGTTTTATTGTCTAGTCTAATAATAAATAAAGTCGCCAATAACTCCTAATGGCTTGTTATGATAAG